GGTTAGACGTATCGAACCGCAAGATATTCAGGAATACCCAGACAAATACGCTGCTTTTAAGGCAGGTAGTGAGCCAGTTACAGACGGCACACCCCTAGCAGAGTGGGCGATGATGTCAGGCTCCGCTATGCGAGAGCTTCAGTACCTTGGTTTTAAGACAGTAGAGCAGCTAGCTAACGCCTCAGATGAGGCAAAGCGTAAACTAGGCACACTAGCCAAGTTCACCAAGCTAGCTCAAGAATGGTTGGCAGCAGCTAAATCAGACCAGAATGAGGTCGTGAAGCTCAAGCAGTTGCTTGAAAAAGAGCAAGCTCGCACAGCCAAACTTGAGGAGAAACTAGAGCTTTTCATGCAGCGGGTTGAAGCCAATGAAGGCACAGACCTACGCTCACATCGAAAGGAGGTGATCCAATCTACTAAGGCTGTGGATGATTTCGATGAAGTTGACGATGTAGACGAACCAGTGAAGCGTAGGGGTAGACCCAGGAAAGTATGAGCATAGCTACGGTTATACAGAATGTTGCTAATGAGGCTGGTTACACTGTTGAGTCGAATATATTTACGTCGACTGAAACGACGACTAAGCAGCTTCTGGCTATAGCTCAACGTATTAACCGTGACATATTCGAGGCGTATCCGTGGCAGAAATGTTACGCTTCTGGGTCGATAACGCTGGTATCAGGGCAAGCCACGTATGCCCTACCAGCCGCTTTCTCTCACTATCAGTACGAAACATTCTGGAACCAAAGCACACGTTGGAGAGTCCTTGGTCCGATCAGCGAGCAAGAGTTTGCTGAGATTCAGGGCTTTGGACTCTATCCAACCATTTATCAGCGATTTCAGATTCGTGGGTTGTCCAACAACGAACTGCTTATTAGCCCAACGCCAGGCGCACAAAACAATGGTGACATAATCATATTTGAGTACATAGCAGATAGAAGCGTTGTTCCTAAGACATGGACAGCATCGACTTCGTTTGCCGCAAACTCATACTGTTTTTACAACGGCAACTACTATCAGACTACAGCAGGTGGAACGACTGGTGCTACAGCTCCTACGCACACTAGCGGAAGCGTATCAGATGGTGGCGTTACTTGGACTTACTACAACGGTGCTTACAGCGAGTTCCTAGCTGATACAGATAGAAGCATCTTCCAAGAAAAGCTATTAGAGCAGGGCATCCTAGAACGTTTTGCAGAGATTCATGGTTTGGACAGTATACGTCCTCGGTTTGATCAGCAGTTGCATGAGGAGTTTAGTCGTGCGGCAGCAGGTAGAATTATTTGGGCTGGAGGGGCTACTAAGCCGCTTCAGTACGCTAGAAACGGTGTAGCAGTATTTGGTACCTGGATATAACTATGGCAATGACTCCCCCACAAGGCGACCCACCAATCACTTATCAAGACCCAATGGCGTACATGGCTTATCTGCGTACTCGTGGTCTCAATCCTATACAGATTGATCAACTCATGAGTGAGCGATTTGGACCAGGTAAAACACCAGAGCAACGGCAAAAAGAAGCTGCCGCAGCACAACAAAAAGCTGGACTTGCTCAAACTGCTGGTACTGTTCTCGGTGCTGCTGGAACCTCTTATTTAATGAGTCAAATAGGAACTGGAGCAGCAACCGCTGGTGCGGGCGCAGCGGGTGCGGGCGCAGCAGGAGCGGCAGGTGCAGGTGCGGCCGCTGGTGGAGCTACTGCCGCAGGGGCAGGTGCTGGTGCAGCGGGCGCAGCGGGAGCTGGTGCTGCGGGTGCTGGTGCGGGTGCGGGTGCTGCTGGCGCAGGGACTATGGCAACAATAGGTGCTGTTGCTTTGCCCGCAGCAGCTATAGCTCTTGCTGCTAATAATGCTTGGGAAACAGGCATGAAAGATATCGTGCGTGGTAGGGGCACACGAGCTGATTGGATCAATCAGGGCGTAAATATGGCTGGCGGAGCTGGAATTAATCTTGGTTTACGTTTACTTGGCAAACGTTCTATCGGCGCTATGATGGTAAGCGGCAAATCTACTCCTCAACTTCTCAGAGATGATTTCCGAGGTGATTTGCGTGAAGCAGGTGTTGCTCAGAAAATAGATGGATCAGATCACGTAACGTTAGCCGATGGATCTAAGTTCAATATCGGTCTTGATGGCAAAACCAAGTACAAAAATACCGATGAGAAAACTACCCGCAACGCTTGGGATGTAGACTTTTCTAACCCATTAGCAAAATACGCCACAGATCAGATTGACCCGATGATCCGTAACATTTACGGGGCAGACGATCCTAAGCGTAAGTTCTTCCCAGGACAGTACACTGGAATGTTGGTTAATGCTGTTACTTCAAATGCTAAGAATGAGCAGGATGTGTTAGCTAATATCCAAGCTGTACTAGGCAAATCAAAGTTTGCTCAGCAAGCAGGAGTAGGAGTGAAGCCACCACCTCCACCACGTCCACCAAAGGGTGAAGTAGTTCGTGTATCACCTGGTATGTATATGAATGATAAAGGTCATATACAGCCTGCGAAAACAGTTAAGCAAGCGTTACAAATGCACTACAAGGAAACAAAGGATAAGAAATGAAAGGCGAAAAGCTCAAAGGCGCACTAGCAAAAGCACCACGAGAGAAGGCTATGGAGCGTCTTTCTCCTGGCGTTTACCGTGGAAGCAAGGGTGGTTTAGTTAGCCAAGGTGGTCAGGCAATTCGTAGGCAGCCACAACAGCAGATACCGCAAGACGTAGCAGGTGCTGCAAGTGGTATAGCTGCTGAAGCTATGCGACAACCAGGACCGCTGCCAACTCAAGCATCTCCAGACCAAATTAGTCAGATGATTGCTGGTCAGCCAGTGCAAAACATGATGTACACCATGACTCCAGAGGAAGCGGCAAGGTCAAGGGAGTATTTTAGAGGTAAAGGAATAGATTTGAACAATTTGCCGCCAGTTCAAGTCGGCACCGTTCCAATGCAAATGCCACAGCCATCGGCAAACATGGGCGGTCAGTATCGCTTGAGTCCTGGTGTATACGGCACTCGTGAGCAAGCTATGCAGCAGATGTATCAGCCAGTACAGGGCTTTCAAAATGCTCCAGGTTATATGCCGCAACAGCAGCCACGAACAGCGCAAGAGTACCGACAGGCAATACCTTTCATTAAGCGAGGATAGCTAGTGCCGTTTCAGGGATTCACAATGTCGCCTCCGTACGGAGGGTTGGATCTAGTAAGTCCAATAGACAATATGGACCCAGCTTATGCGCTGGAGTTAGTAAACGTGTTCCCTGGAGCTGGTGCGCCTACGGTTCGCCTTGGTTATGAGCAGTTTGCTAACGTTGGTGCTAGTACTCCAATCAAGTTGCTAGCGCCAATTAACCTTAAAGATGGCACTACACAGCTTGTAGCTTGCACTAATAGCAAGATTTACAAAATTACTATTGCAGGTGTTTCAAGCGATATAACGGGCAGCACTACACCAACAACAGGTGACTGGCAGTACATTACTTTTGCTAATAACCTGTACCTTTGTAACGGTAACGATAACGCTCAAGTTTACACGGGTACAGGCACTTGTTCTGATGTTACTTTTACTGGTGTCAGTAAAAACCTGCTCGTAAACGTAACGGCATACAAAGAGCGTTTGTACTTTGTTGAGGCTAATACAGCTAAGGTTTGGTATGGAGGCTTGCAAGTTACTGGTACAGGTGGCACTCCTGCTCTTACTGCTTTTGATTTTCAGTACGTCTTTACTCGTGGTGGGTTTCTTGTTGCGATTGGTAGTTACAGCAATAGTGCCAACGTAGCCGCACAAGATTACTTCTGGGCACTTAGTTCAGAGGGCGAGATAGTTTTCTATACTGGTACTTATGCTGGCGACCCTACGACATGGGGGCTTGTTGGGCGGTACATTATTGGCAAACCGTTAGGTTATAGAGCCCACGTAAGAGTTAACAACGAGGTTTGGATAATTACTGAGCAAGGCATTGTGCCTATCTCCGCTTTATTCTCTAGTGACCCAGAGCAAGCGTTAAACGCTATCAGCCAGAAAGTTAATCCGCTCATTTCTGAGTATGCAACCTCTACTCCGTTTGACCATCAATGGTCTGGTTTCTTTTGGCCGCAAGGTAGACGAGTTTACATCAGTATCCCAACGTCGGGGTCTGGCTGTAAGTTTTTAGTTTATTCGATTGATACTAAAGGCTGGACTATATTTGAGATGTTTGACGATGCTCATTGTCTTGCGTCAAACGTATTTAATAGGCGTCCTTTCTATGGCTCTTCTACTGGCATCGTATGGGAGGGTGAGTCTGGGCAAGCCGATGCTGTAACAGCTACAACAAGCCAACCTATTCGCTTTAGTGGACGCACAGCATTTAGTTTTTACGGCTCACGAGGCAATTACAAAGCGTTCAAGGATATTCGTCCAATTCTGAAAACCAGACGTGGCGTAACTCTTACTCTTGGTCTTGATGTAGACTTTAAGCGAGCGCCAACAGTTACCAGCGTTACTACTCCTAGTGGAGTGTTTACTCCGTGGGGTAGTCCTTGGTTTAGTCCTTGGTCATCTGACATTGAGTACATCTTTGATAGATTCGCTGTCAAAGGTCAGGGGCATTGTGCGGCAGTACGGTTTGGCGGTTCTATCAAAAATACAACTATGCAAATCCTTGGTTTTGAGGTGAGATTCGATTTAGGCGGACAGGTATAACTATGGCAACAGCATTAGCAAAAGACCCTACTCAAAAAGACAATGCGCCGTTTGACGTAACACGAGCACAGCGACGTGTTGATTACCTAAAGCGTGTGCGCCCAAATGATCCACAAATTAAAAAGCTCCAAGCTGGCATAAAGAAAGCTGGAGGAGTTCCAGCACCAACTCCAACAGGACCAGTACCGTTTACTGAGCAGACAAGAGAGCAGCAGGTAGAGCAAGGCTTTGAGGCTGGTGGACAGGCTTACGGTGACATTGTTAATCGCTTCCGTGGTTTTGACCCATACCAGATGCAATCTCAGTATCAGCCTGGATTCCAGAGCGAAATGGAAAAGGCTAGACAGAATGTAATGGGGACGTTTGAGCGACGTAACCAAGAAGAGTTTCAGCGTCAGCAAGAAGATGTTCAGCGTCAGATTGCAGAGCGTGGACTAGATCCAGCATCACCTGCCGCTCAGGCTTTGTATAAACAACTGAACGTAAGACAAGACCTAGCACGACAAGAGGCTATGAGTGCTGCTGAGACTGCTGCGTACGGCATACAGGAGCAAGGCTTTGGACAGGCTTACAAGACAGCCATGGCACCTTATGAGCAATTCCAAGCTATACAAGCTCCGTATGTCGCAGGTGTTGGTGCTCAGTATCAAAGCGAGCAACTCACTCAACAGCAGCAGTTTGCCAAGGAGCTTGCTGCACTAGAGAACAAGTACAAGCTTCAGCAGATTAGAGCAGTTCCAAGAGGTGGCGGCGGCGGAGCAGAGCAGCCTGATTACTTTGGACAGTATATGTTGCAGCAAACTGCTAGTCGCTATGCGCCAGAGGGTCAAAAACCAAATCCATGGTCATCTTTTGGACAGGGTTTAGTTTCAGGTGGCGGCACTGTTGCCATGAAAAACGTAGGTGGTTAAGAGAGGAAAGTATGGCTGATCCATTAGCAGAGGCATTAGCAGGATTAAGAGTATCACCAGCCGAGAATCCCTACGGCATAGCTAGTATGGGATTAGCTTCTGCTGCGCCTAATCTTATCACGCCCTACACATCACCTGGCGCTGCGGTAGGTATCGGCTTGGGTAGTGTTCTCTTGCAGTCTTTGCTTGGTTATCAGGCTAGGCAGTCAGCTTTGCAGGATACTATCCAAGCCAACTCATTAGCTAATCAGATGCTCAAGATGCAGACACCAGAAGAGCGTACTGCTTTTATTGGGCAGCAAGACGTATCGCCTGTTATTGGTTCTAGGTTGTCGACTTTAGCTACTGCGCTAACTGCTCAAGAACGAGCACGTCAAGCTAAAGCAGACGAAAAACTTTTGGAAATGACTGCTGCATATAAAGCGCAATTAACTCCAGAAGGAACTGAAGTTTTTGAGCGTGAACAAACATCTTTGTTAAATAGGGCATTGCAACAAGCAGCAGCTAGTCGACAACCACGTAATCAACAATTACCGGCTGGAGTACAGGAAAGAATTGTTGATGCATCTACATTTGCTGAAGCTGCTCAAGCGCAT